ATCAACTAATATGGGTGCCGGTGGAGGTGGAGCTGGAACATCCACACCTGGCGGTGGAGGCACTGGTGGTGCTTATGATATGGGTCTCGGCTTTAGTGGCGGATCTGGTGGCGGAGGACCAGGAGTGGTACCAGGAGGCCCTTACGGGGGTGGTTCTGGAAATACTCCACCTGTATCACCACCACAAGGAAGCAACGGCGGCCGCGGAGGCGGCGCAGCTGATCACCACGCAGGTGGTGGCGGCGGAGGCGGAGCTTCAGGTACCGGCGGTAATGGACAATTATGGCCTTCTCCACAAATTGGTGGACCAGGTGGCGGCGGAACAGCTAGCGATATTTCAGGATCAAGTGTAACTTATGCCGGCGGCGGCGGAGGTTCAGGCTGGCCAGGATCCGGATCCGGAGGATCAGGCGGCGGTGGAGCAGGAGCTCCAAGCTCACCAGGAACTCCAGGCACAAACGACCTCGGCGGAGGCGGAGGCGGCCAAAACGGCACGGGTGGAAATGGTATTGTAATTTTACGAAGAACAACAGCCTCATCATCAGTTGCAACAGGAGGAACAGAAACTACCGACGGAGCTGACACGATTCATACCTTCACTGCAGATGGTACATTGGACACATAAAGATGGCACACTTTGCAAAATTAACAGAGGACGGTATAACTGTTTTAAATGTCCATAAAGTAAATGATAGTGATTGTTTAGATAAAGATAATAATCATTCTGAAGCAGTCGGTATTACATTTTTAACTAAACTTCATGGCTGGTCACACTGGAAAGAATCAAAACCAGATGGCAGCTTGAGAAAAAATGGTGCTTATATTGGTGGTATCTATGACGCAGCTAGAGATGCTTTTATTGCCCCAAAACGTTTGGATTCGTGGGTATTAGACGAAACCACATGCAGATACGAAGCTCCTTCACCTTTACCAGCTGATGACGTGATAAATGGCGGCTCAAAAAAATATTACTGGGATGAACCCACAGTTTCATGGAAAGAAGTTATCTTTAAAGACGGCTTTGTTCCTGGAGCATAATACTAAACTAATTTACAATTTCTTTTAAATCCTTTATATAAGACCCATGGAACAACATCGATGGAGTCAACTAGATTATTATTACGATTTTATTACCGGCGTTACTATTCCCCGAGATCATTTAAGAGTTCAAATTTTTGAAAGTTTTGCTTTAAAAAAAAGACTCAGTAATAATTCCAAAGATTATAGTTATAATGACTATAAAATTTCTCTCACTCAATATCCTCAATGGGTTCAAGATTTTATTCGAGATCACTTCAGGGTACAATACGAAAAAACCTTATGTCCTATGAAAGCATGGGGTAATATTTATGGACCTATGGAACAATCATACAATCGAAATCAAGTTAACCCTTTAGAATTAAAATCTTCCCCAGATTATACCTGGATTTATGGAGTAGAGGTTCAACCCGGCTCTTGTGAATTGGTTGTAGAATACGATGACAATCGTCGAAAAGCTAATACGTGGCATTTTCCATTAGAGAATAATAAATTTATTATGTTTCCTTCTACACAGCGTTATTTTATTACGAAAAATAAAAGTCCTGAAATGAATGTCTTTCTTTCAGTAAATTGTGAAGCGTTGCTCACTCCTGTATGATATTAAAATATTATTTTTGGGGTTTTAAAAAAGCATTTACTCCTGAACAATGTGAAAAATTTATTAAGTTTGGTCTCTCTAAACCCAATGCTAAACAAGCTTTAGTAGGTCAAGAAGAACTAGATCCTACGATAGGATCTCCGAGGGGGTACGACATGAAAAAACCATTAAATAAAAAACAATTGGCTTTTTTAAAAAAGAAAAGAATTTCTAAAACAATATTCATGCAGGGAGAAGATCTTTATAAATTACTTCAGCCTTATCTTCGTATGGCTAACAAAAATGCTGGGTGGAATTTTGAAGTAGACTGGTCGGAGCCGGTTCAATTTGCACATTATAGTAAAGGACATTTTTATGGTTGGCATCGAGATGGTTGGGTAAAACCTTATCCTATAGATAGTAAACCATGTCATCCTAATTGGGTGGGAAAAATACGAAAATTATCTATGACGGTTCAACTAAGTGATCCGAAAACGTACGACGGAGGAGAGCTAGAATTGGACGCACGCGATTGGGATCATACAACTCCTTCTAAAAAACCTAAACCTTTTGTAACTAATACGCAGTCAGGTTTAAATCAGCAAGGATCGGTTATTGTTTTTCCAAGTTTTTTATGGCATCGTGTAAGACCCGTAACACAGGGTACACGTTATAGTTTAGTCATGTGGACTTTAGGACGACCTTATGTTTAAAATTATTAAGAAAGCTATTCCTCAGGAACTCGCATCTTTTTTATCTAATTATTTATTATTAAAAAGACGAGTCGCCAAAACATTTAACGAAGTTAACTATTTACCTGGCGCTGCTGATCTAATGGGAACTTGGAAAGACCAACAAGTTCCTGGAGCTTATTCTTTATACGGGGATATTGCCATGGAAACATTATTATATTTAACTCAACCTCTTATTGAACGTACAATTAAAAAATCTCTAGTTCCAACTTATGCTTATACGCGTATTTACGTAGATGGAAATATTCTTCATCGTCATAAGGATCGTTTATCGTGTGAACTATCTGCAACTTTACATTTAGGGGGCAGTCATCCATGGAATTTTTTTGTAGAAACTAATCCGCGTTATGGTTCTCCTCCTGATAAAGTAGCTTTAAAATTAGGACAAACCGTTTATAAAAAGAAAGGAAGTCTGGGAAAGTCAGGTCCCCAATGGAAGGGATACTGGCCCTCTATGTCTAAAGGAAAAAAATTATTATTAAAACCAGGAGATATGCTTATTTATACGGGCCATGAAATGGAACACTGGCGAGAAGCATTTAAAGGAACCTATTATGCACAAGTGTTTCTTCATTACAACCTCGTTAAAACTTCTTTAGCTCGGCGTACTTCCAAATTGGGACAAAGCACACGTATTTTAAATTATGATGGTAGACCCCATTTAGGATTACCTGCTAATTTTAGAAAAAATTTATCAGGACACAATGTCGATTAAAGATTATCCTACTTATTTTACTCCTCCCAATTATGGGCTTTTAAGAAAAAAGGTTCCAGATGCCTTGTTTTCAATTATCAAAAAAGAATGTAAAAACATTCAAAAACTAAAAAGAAAATTTAGTGGTTTATCTGGTAAAGGAATACCGCGTCATTATGATTTAGTTAAATGTTATGATCCTTTAAAGACATTTATTTTAACTGCTGTACAAGAATATGATAGACAATTTTCCTATGTGCGTTCTATACGCGTACTTAATAAAGATATTCCTTTTGCGGTTGAGACTCCTTGGGCCAATATTCAAGAACGTGGGGAATTTTTACCCTCCCATATTCATAATGGAGTTTTAAGTTATACGCTCTGGGTGAGCATTCCTTATGATATTGAAAAAGAATGTCGTAATCCCAGCTTTCCTCATGCCACACGAACTGCTGATAATAAATACACTCCGACAGATGCCGGTTATTCTCATGCTTCTTGTTTTACGTTTTATTATTCCTCAATTACAGGCTCCTTTATGGAGCATCGTTTAAAAGTAAGTAAAGCTGATGAAGGAACTTTACTCATGTTTCCTTCCTGTGTGCCCCACGCCGTTTATCCTTTTACTACCGTTGATAAACCTCGTATTTCAGTTTCAGGTAACGTCCTATTAAACCCAAAGTAAAATATGGTATACTGGCTTTATTATGTCTTTAAAAAAGATAGCTCTACAACCCGGATTCAACAAGCAAGCTACTCCTACTCAAGCCGAAGGCCAATGGATTGATGGAGATAATGTGCGGTTTCGTTATGCTTCTCCTGAAAAAATTGGAGGATGGAGCCAACGAACAACAGATACTCTAGCAGGAGCAGGCCGAGATCTTCATACCTGGACAGCTTTAGACGGAACGCGTTATGCCGTTAGTGGCACAAACAAAATTTTAGCTTTATACACGGATGATAGCTTTTACGATATCACTCCTTTAGCAAGTACCATTGCAACATGCACTTATACTTCAACTACAGGCTCAAGCACGGTTACAGTTCAAAAAAATGCTCATGGATTAGAAGAAGGATATCTCCTTAAATTTGATAATATTACTATTCCAGCCGGCAGTAATTATACCGCGGCTAATTTTACTACTAATACATTTGAAATTCTAACGGTAGCTACCAATAGTTTTAATGTAGTCATGACTTCTACTGAATCAGGAGCTGGCGCTACAGCTGCAGGTAACTTGGATATTGAGCCTTATGAAACAATTGGACCTTTAACTCAAACCTATCAATATGGATGGGGAGTTGGGACCTGGGATTTAAGTACATGGGGAACTGCAAGAACTTCTTCTGAAATTGTGTTGGACCCGGGATCGTGGTCTTTAGATAATTTTGGTGAAAAACTTATAGCAACTATTCATAATGGAAAAACATTTGTATGGGACCCTTCAGCAGCCAGTGCTCTCGAAACACGAGCCACGGCGGCTCCTTCTAATCCTACGAAATCCGTAATGAGTATTGTTTCGGATCGAGATAGACACCTTATTCAACTGGGTACTGAGACTACAATTGGGGATACTAGTTCACAAGATAAAATGTTTTTACGATTTTCAGATCAAGAAGATTATTCGGATTGGACTCCGATTTCGACCAACACTGCCGGAAGTATACGTCTGGACCAAGGTAATAAAATTGTTGGTGCGGTACAAGGTAAAGATTATATTTTAATTATAACTGACAAAGCAGCCTACCTTATGCAATTTGTTGGTCCTCCTTTTACTTTTAGTATTCGACAAGTAGGATCTAATTGTGGTGCCCTAGGTCAACATTCTATTATCTATGCCAATGGTAAGGTGTTTTGGATGGCCGATGCCGGAGGATTTTTTGTTTTTGATGGTTCCGTTAAATCTGTTCCATGTTTGGTAGAAGATTATGTCTTTACAACCGCCGGCACTAATCCTGGACTAAATTTTAATACTGGAAGTGAATTAGTTTATGCAGGACATAATAGTTTATATAATGAAGTGCATTGGTTTTACCCGGATAATGCGGCGTCACAAGTAAACCGTATTGTAAGTTATAATTATAGTGAACAGGTTTGGACAACGGGAACTTTAGCGCGTTCTAGTTGGAGTAGTTCTGATATTTATGGTCTTCCGTTAGCTACACAATTTTTAACAGCAGCCGTGCCATCATTTCCAACTATCAATGGAGCTACAGCTGGAGCTTCCGTTTTCTATGAGCATGAAACTGGTACGAATCAAGTTCGATCCTATACTACTGGAAATGTAACAACGGCTATTTCCTCTTCTCTACGCTCAGGGGATTTTGATCTAGACGTGGATGGAGATGGAGAATATTATATGAGTGTTAGAAGATTTATACCTGACTTTAAAAACTTAAATGGCACAGCCAACGTTACTATTTATTTGCGTCGGTTTCCAAACGACTCAGCGGTCAGTTCAACCTTAGGACCGTTTACGGTTTCTACAAGTACAGAACAAGTATGGACACGGGCTAGAAGTCGACAAGCGAGTTTTGAAATTAGTGCGGATGAAACAGGAAGCACATGGCGTTATGGTTTATTTAGATTTGATTCAAGACCGGATGGAAGAAGATAATGGCTAAAATTACTGCAAATATTCCAGAACCTTCAGAAGACTATGAGGTTTCAAATCAAAGACAAATTCAAGAATCTTTAACTACTTTAAAAAATCAGCTCAACACTTCTTTTCAAAATGATTTAAAAGAGGCGTCAGATGCTTTTAATTTTTATTTATCATGACCATCCAATATAAAAACGCAGGATTTTATTTAAATACCACAGTGCTTACTACATGTTTAACTATGAGTACGGGAGCCCGAGCTATTATTAAAAATATCCAATGCGCTAATACTTCAAGTGGAGCTATTGTTGTACAATCTAAATTTTATGATAACTCTGCTACCACTACTTATCAAATTAGTACCGAATCATTAGCAGCTGGAGCCACTACTAATATAGCAACAGGGGTTTTAATTTTGGAAGAAAGCGATGCTTTAAAAATAGGGTGCGCAGCGACTTCAAATGTAGCAACAGGAGTGATTTCATATGCTCAAATAGATCGTTCCAACGAAAATGGGTAAGAAAAAACTTCAGTATGGTTACAAACATATTAAACGCACTCCGAGAAAAAGACCTGGACGGCATGCTAAAAAACGTAGTAAAAGACTCCCTAGGAGAAAAAAAACGAGAGGCCAAGGATGAAATATAAAATTATTGATGGAAAAAAAGTACCAGTCCTACCAGCTCAGGCTAAAGAAATAATAAAAAATAAAAAAACAGGAAAAGTATACGAATCGAAAGAAGCTTTTGATCAAGATGTTGCTGATCCCAATACAGCTACCGTACAGGCCGATTTTCAACAAGACGTTGAAATAACTGTTGCATCTTTAAATGTATTTGGTAAAACCAAATAATGCAACCGTATGGTGGAACCGAAATACAGCGAGATTATTTATACAAATATGCCGAACAAGGCTTATTAGATTTAGTTCAAATTACCACCTCCATTCCAGAAAAAGAACCCCTTCATCCATTACGTCCCAATATTCTTTGGATGAAAAATTCTTATGATCAGCCTAATATTGCTCCTTGGTTTAAAATTAAAGAAAATCATAAAAAATATGATTGGTATGTTTTTAATTCTAATTGGAACCATGAGAAATTTAGATATTTTTTTAAAGTTCCAGAAGATAAATGTTTGGTTTTAAAAAATGGAATTGATTATGATGAACTAAAACTTAAAGAAGATTTTACTTATAAACCCCCTTTTAAATTAATTTATTTTTCTACTCCTTGGAGAGGACTTGATGTTCTTTTAAAGGCTATGGACCTTTTAAAAGATGAGAAAGATATTACCCTAGATGTTTATTCAAGCACGATAATTTATGGAGATGGTTTTCAACGAAACACTGATAAGCTTTATACTCCTTTATATGAAAAAGCTAAGGCATTACCTAACGTCAATTACAAGGGTTACTGTCAACACGCGGCGTTAGTTGCACAACTTAAAAATTATCACATGAATGCTCACCCTTCAACTTGGGAAGAGACCTTTTGTATATCCGCTCTAGAATCTTTAGCTGCAGGCTGTATGATGCTTACCACTAATTTAGGAGCTCTTCCAGAAACCTGTGCCGAATTTCCTATTTATATTCCTTACACTCAAGACAAACAACAGTTAACTTTTCAAGTAGCTGCATCTATTAAAGAAGCCAAAAGTATTATGGAACACGGTGATATGGCTTATAGTTTAAAATTTCAACAACAATACTATAAAAAATTTTACGATTGGAAAATCATTGGAAAATTTTGGAATCGATTTTTAAGAGGAGTTCTTAATGCCAGAAAAAAATGATAGTGTAAATATTTCTAATCATACATTAGAACTGCCTTTAACTAAAAAAAGTACTGAGAAATTAAAAGAACTGAAAAAATCTAAAGGTCTTTATGTAGGAACCCCTGTGCATTCAGAAGTGTCTCTGCATTATATGAAATCCTGTCTTGATCTTCAAAAAGAATGTTTGCTTAATGGTACCAACATAACTTTTCAATTAATGAAAAGTAGTTTAGTTACTCAAGGGCGTAATCTGATTGTGGCTAGTTTTATATCATCTGGTGCCGATCAAATGTGTTTTGTAGATTCTGATATTTCCTTTTCTGTGCGTTCCATTTATCGAATGTACCAAGCCCCTTATGAAATTTGTTTTGTTCCCTATCCAATGAAAACAGTCGATCCTAATAAATTTAGACATGATGATGACAGACGTCCTAGTGATCATCCTGATACTAAAGGCTATATTTTTCCAGTTGAACTACCTGATATTCATAATATTAATATGGAGAAAGGTTTTATAGAAGTTAAAAAGGGTCCTACGGGATGTATGATGATTAAACGAAGTGCTTTTGACAAAATGCTTAAAGCCTATCCGGATCTTTATATTAAACAAAAAACAATGATTAATGGTAAATTAATTGACCGCCCTAACTACTATAATTTCTTTGATACGTATTGGAATTCGGAAGAAAAAACATATTTAGGAGAAGATTTTTATTTCTGTAAATTATGGAAAGCCATAGGGGGTAAAATTTATGCACTAGCTGATGAAGAAATAGCCCATGTAGGGGAAAAAATGTACCGCGGGCGCCTGATGCAAGAGTTTGTGCGTACTGATAAACCTGCTGTTTCGAAGAGCGTCCCAGGCTCTTCCTTTCACGATGATATTGATAAGACGCCTCAATCACGGTAAAATAGTAAATACTTAAGTATTTATATTATGGATCCATTTACATTAGCATTAGCCACATTTGGCGTACAAAAACTACGAGGAAAATCAACAGGACGTTCGTTTCGAGATGCCCTTTTAATGGGGGGTATAGGTCAACTAGGTGGTATGGCTGGAATGCCCGGCATGCAAACCTTTGGTCAAGGAGCGGGTCAACTTAAAGGAGCTACTCTAGGTGCACAATTAAGAAACACTGGAGCAGCTAACCTAGCCTTAGGAACTGCTCAAACAACTCCTCAAGTAGGATCAGCAGCTTATTCTAAAATGCAAAGTATTCCACCAGTTAGTGGAGCCGGTACTGGAGGAGCAACTAAAGCCGGAGGTATTAAAGGTTGGTGGGACAGGCTAGATACAGGAGGAAGATTTGGAGTGGCATCTGCAGCAGCAGTTGGAGGAGGCGCTTTACTAGGCGACGACACACCAGAAAAATTTGATGAGGCTCCTTATAAAAAAGCTTATGATATTCAAAAGAAATTAACTTCAGGTTTAAGCAAGAAAGCAAGTTATGGTGCTGAACCTTTATACTCTAATCAAAATTTATACAGTTATAAAACAGGAGGCTTAGCTTCCTTACCCGTTCAAAAATTGGCTCAAGGAGGAATCAGTTATATGCCTTCTAAAATGACTCATAATGAAAAAGATTATAATAATTATATTAAAGCGGATGGTTATATTGAAGACGGTAGTGGAGTTGGTGATAAAAATAAAGATACGATTTTAGCTCAGTTGGCTGATGGTGAATTTGTTTCAAGATCTGATGCTATCTTAGGAGCGGGTCTTATTGAAGGCGCGAGTCCAAAGGATGAAAAAGATATGCGTAAAAAAGGCGCTGATTTTTTCTACCAACAACAAGCTAAATTTAAACGGATTTTTAATTTACTCGATGCTAGCAAGAAAACAACACATTAAAAAAGAAGTTAACATTCTTTATATTGATCCTAAAGATCTGGGACATTATTGGGGTTTAGTTGAATTTATGTTAGCGGAAGGTTTAAAATCTGATGGCAACCCTATGTCGCTTAAGTATCTTAAAGAAAGAGTAAGCACAGGGGAATATCAATTGTTTATGATGTTTGGTTCAGATGATGGCGAAAAATATAAAGTGTTTGGCTGTTTTGTCACTCGTATTGAACAACTCCCTAACTTCAAACAAATTGAAGTTCTTTTATTAAAAGGGGAAAAAAGAGAGCATTGGCAAAAAGCAGCTGCAAAGACTATTGAAAATTTAGGTAAACAATATGGTTGTGAACGTCTGGCTGTATTGGCACGACCCGGATGGAAAAATTTTTTGGAACCTTTCGGATGGAAAGTTAAACGTTATCTATATCAGAAGGAGTTAAGATGAGTTTTATGTTCGGCGGCGGAGGTGGCGGAGGTGGCGGAGCCACTACCGGTACTCAAACAACAATTGCCCGAGAAGCACCAGAAGTAGAAGCACGTAAGCTCTCTCTTTATGACGAAGCTTTAAGACTGGCTCAAGATCCGGTTCAATTACCCGGGTATCAAGTTGCAGGCCCAACTCAATTAGAACAAACAGGATTTGGATTAGCGGGCACTACAGGTTTGGGCGCAGGAGCAGTCACTTCAGGTATTGGTCAATTAGGAACTGCAATGCAGGCTCCAAGCACAGCAGGTTTATCTCCGTACTTTAATCCTTATCAATCTTATGTGACGGATGAAATTAATCGTCAGTCACAAATCGGACAGAATAGATTATCAGCAGAAGCAGTAGCATCTGGAGCTTTTGGAGGAGAACGACAAGGGGTAGCTCAAGCTGAATTAGAAAATAGAAGATTACAACAAATAGGTATGTCTCAAGCTCAAGGTTTTCAAACAGCCTTGGGTGGTTATCAAAGACAACAACAAATGGGCCTTCAAGCTGCGGGTATGTATGGCCAACTAGGACAG